CAAGAAAATTTTGGAATAAAGTTTACAAAGAAATAATAAAATAAAAGGTTGTGTTATGGAATTAAAAATTGAAAGTCTTGATGATGTAAAAAAACTTCTTGCAGGAAAACATGAAATTCAAGAAAAAGTCCAAGTTGGTTACACCGAAGAAGACAAAGAAAAAAATCTTTCAAGAAAAATCGGTGATAAATGGTTTGATGAAGATGGAAATGAATGGGAGCAAAGAAATGGATATAAAATAAAACTTGGAAAAGAATGGCAACAAGAATTACATGAATATCTAAATTCATTTCCAAATTGTCCCAAAGAAACTTGCACCTGTGGTATGCCAAAAAAAATGGATCAAAAAATGAAACGTATTCATGGAATGTGTTTTGATTGTGTTATTGATATGGAACATAAAATACGTCTAGAAGGTAAATGGGATGAATATGAAAAAAGAAAAGTAAAAGAAAATGCACTGGCTTGGTTGAAAGAAGCAGAACGTGATAAAAATGCCATTGCAAGTGAATTATCAAGATTGGAATTTACCAATGATTTTGGCGATAACGAAAAATGGAAGACACCATTGAACAAAGAAGAACTTTTGGAAAAGATAGAAAAAGAATTTGAAGAATTTAGAAACAATTTCATTAAGAAATTGGAAGAAGATTTGGGAGAGACTGTTGAAAAGACTTAATCCAATTTCAGAAACTTTTAGCGGCGTATCTGGCAGATTATCGTCAAAAAGATTTATGATGTTTTTTTCTTTCCTTGTTATGATATTTATGGCAATAATATCAACTTTCTATGGAACAAAGGTAGAACAATTTATATTTGATGGGTTTTTATACATAGTAGTTGGTAGTCTTTTTTCAGTAGCATCAGAACAGTTTGCAACAAAATTTAGAAAAATTGATAATAGTGAATACTATGAAGAAATAAATGATATTGATATAATTCACGATGAGCCAAAAAGAAAACGGAGAAACGGATGAAACAAATAATAGTTGAAAGGGCAGTTCCAACAAATAAAAAACTGTATGCAAGTGTAAAGTCCAGAATTAAAAAAAAATATAAAGTGTGGCCGAGTGCATATGCATCTGGTGCACTTGTAAAGGCATATAAAGCTGCTGGTGGTGGATTCCGTAATGTAAAAGAAGTTATTAACAATCCGTCATATCAACTTGAAGGATATGCAACAAATCCTTGTGGTAATATAACAGAATTACACTTTCGTTTACAAGAAAGTGAACCTAATATGATGAATGAAGCAGAGTATCGTGGCAGAAAGGTTTCTCTCGGTAAACCATTCAGAACACCTGGTGGACCAAAAAAGTTTTCTGTTTATGTTAAAAAACCAAATGGAAATGTTGTAAAAGTTAATTTTGGTCATAAGGGTGAAGGTGGAAAGAAAACTATGAAGATTAAAAAGAGTAATGCAGCTCGTAGAAAATCATTTCGTGCTCGTCATAATTGTCAATCTCCTGGACCAAGACATAAAGCAAGATATTGGTCATGCCGTTTTGGGTGGCCGAGTTCGGGTAAAGGTGCAATAGATAAAACATAATATATGAATACTGCCATATTCAAAGCAATAATGAGACCAATTTTAGTTGCAAGTAACGTTCAAGACAGAGCGGTTTTTGCAAGTATAATGGCAAAGGCATATCAAACATCAACTGTTGGATTAGCCGGAACTACTTTCGGTGCAAAATTAGTAAAAGGTGATACTGCCTTTTTACAACAATGTATAAATGATGCTTTAGATGCTAATTTTAATGATAAAACTCGTGGTGTAAATCGGAATGCTTATCTTTTGATGGCAATGGGATTTATGGGTTATTGGGCATCTGCAAAATTTATACCAATTCCGTATGCACCAGCCATGACCGCCACGGTAAAAGGTGCTGTTGTTAAAATTCCGGGAACACCGGATCCTTTGGGTGCTAATTTATTTTATTCTTTTGTTATGGGTGATCCAGATAGACATTTGGATTCTATAACTACATCACTACTTGCATTCCAAAGAACTATTCAAGGTAGTATAGACGGAGTAAATTCATCTGGAACTGCTGTTACTTTGCCTTGGGTTAGTATAATTTAATGGTAACTCATATTTATCATTATGAACAAAACCACAGAAAATATAGTTAGAGAAATCATCCGAGAGTATCTTCGTTTCACATTGATTGAAGGTAAAAAACCCAGTGGTGGTTTAACAGGATGGTTTAGAGAAAAATGGGTTGATATTTCTCGCAAGAAAAAAAGTGGTGGACACCCACCATGCGGCGCCTCTGCTGGTAGTAAAGCCAGAAAGGGTGGAAAGAGGGCATATCCAAAATGTGTTCCCGCAGCAAAAGCCGCATCAATGTCATCAAAACAAAAAAGAAGTGCTGTAACACGAAAAAGAAAAAAAGGTGCTACCGGTCGTGGTAAGGCAAAAATGGTTTCAACATACACAAAGGATTAAAGATGGAAGATGTTTTGGAAAAAAAAGTTGGTAGTTACATTAAAGTAATTTCCATTGCAGTATTTGCAATACTATTTTTATACATTGTTTATGACAATTATAGTTCAAAAGAAAAAATAAAGTCTTCAACAAAAACAAAGGATAGTTTAGAGGCATTGATAAACAAATACGAACTTGATTATGTTGAATTAAAAAAACGAGCCGATAATTTGGATTCACTTATCAAAGTCCGTAAAGATAGTATTCTGATAATAAAAGAAAGATTCTATGTTTACAGAAATAGAGAAATCAAAAATCCAGATGAAGCAACTAAACTTATTAAAAAATTTCTGAATGAGTAGTATATGAAATATCTTATTGCATTATTGTTTTCTGTTTCAATTAGTTTCGCTTCCGAAAAAGATTCCCTCATTTGTTTTACAAAACCAGAAGTGACTAAATTATGGAATAAAATTCAACTAATACGTGATTCGGTTGAATATCTGACTGCAGTTGTAAATGCACAGGATACCGTAATAGATTTATATGTTTCTAGATCTGATACGTTTATACAACAACTAAAAAATCGTGATGAAGCACTTGCCGCTTGTAAAAAAAGAAGTATAGAATTAGAAAAAATAATTGATGAACTTCAACCTCGTTGGTATGATAATAAATTTTTGTGGTTTCTAACAGGAGCCGCTTCTGTTGTTGGTGTAATTTTAGTAGTCCAATGAGTCAGTCGAATAAAAATCTTAAAGAAATAATCAAAGAGGAATACGCAAAATGTGCGTCTAATCCGGTATACTTTATGAAAAGGTATGCTAAGATTCAACACCCAACTCGTGGCAAAATTCTTTTTGAATTATATCCATTTCAAGAAGATGTTGTAAAAGAATTTAATAATAACCGATGGAACATTGTCCTCAAATCTCGTCAGTTAGGTATCTCTACTTTAATTGCAGGATATTCCCTTTGGTTGATGTTGTTTAATCAAGATAAAAACATTCTTGTTATTGCAACTAAACAAGAAACTGCAAAGAACTTGGTTACAAAAGTTCGTGTTATGTATGATAATCTTCCAAGTTGGTTAAAAACCGGTGTTCAAGAAGATAACAAACTTTCACTTCGTTTTAGAAATGGTTCACAAATTAAAGCCGTTTCTGCTGCCGCTGACTCTGCTCGTTCTGAAGCACTCTCACTTCTGATTATAGACGAGGCCGCCTTTATTGATGATATAGATAAAATATGGGCATCTGCACAACAAACACTTGCAACAGGTGGAACTGCAATTATCAATTCTACACCAAACGGTGTTGGTAATTTTTACCATAAACAATGGGTTAAGGCAAAACTAAAAGAAAGTTCATTCAATCCAATAGAATTATTATGGCAAGTTCATCCGGATCGTGATCAATCATGGAGAGATGAACAGGATGCTCTTCTCGGACCAGATTTGGCAAAACAAGAATGTGATGGAAACTTTCTTGCATCTGGTCGTTCTGTCATTGATGGGGAATTGGTTCAATGGTATAGGGAAACTTATGTATGTGAACCAAAAGAAAAACGTGGTGCAGAAGATGCTTATTGGATATGGGAATATCCAGAACCTAACAAAACTTATATTGTTGTAGCCGATGTTGCTCGTGGTGATGGAAACGATAACTCAGCATTTCATGTTCTTGATATAGATAATTTAGAACAAGTTGCAGAATATCGTGGAAAACTTGATACAAAATCATATGGCAATATGTTAGTATCAGTTGCCACAGAATACAATGATGCAATGTTAGTAGTTGAAAATGCCAATGTTGGTTGGGCGGTTATTCAACAAATTATTGATAGAGGTTATCCAAATCTTTATTACACTTACAAAGAAGATGGTTATATTGATCCATCCATACAAATACCAAAAGGTTATGACTTAAAAGATAAATCACAAATGGTTCCAGGTTTTACTACAAGTGCAAAAACAAGACCACTTCTTATTTCTAAATTGGAAACATATTTCCGTGAAAGAACACCGATAGTAAAATCTGCAAGATTGACCGAAGAACTTCTTGTATTCGTTTGGAACGGATCAAAGGCGGAAGCACAAAATGGATATAACGATGATTTGGTTATGTCATTTGCTATTGGTCTTTGGGTTAGAGATACCGCGATAAAACTTCGTCAAGAAGGTTTGATGAAAACAAGAATGAGTTTAGACTACATGGGTAAGGCATCTGTTCCGCATAAAACAACATATGGTTTTGGTGACGATACAGGATGGAATATGAAAGTAAATGGACAAGACGAAGATTTAACTTGGTTAATAAAATAAGATTTCGTATTTTTCCTACATATTTATATTAAGTTTATATTACATAAAATAGGTGACAAATGGCTCAAAGAAAATCATTATTTGACAGATTGAAAACACTTTTTTCAACTAATGTTGTTGTTCGCAACGTTGGTGGTAAAAAATTAAAAGTTGTTGATACTGCTCGTTATCAAGCCGATGGGAACCCACATACATCAAAAGTTATTGATAGATACGGTAGATTACATGGAACAAAGGGAACCCCAATATCAGTATACAATCAATACAACTCATTTTCAGCAACAAAAATAGATTTATATTCTGATTATGAGGCAATGGACACCGATGCTATTATTTCATCTGCACTTGACATATATTCCGATGAAAGTACATTAAAAAATGATCAGGGTGATGTTCTTACAATTAGAACAGATAATGATAATATACGAAAAATTCTTCGCAATCTTTTTTATGATGTTCTTAATATAGAATACAATTTATGGCCTTGGATCAGAAATCTTTGTAAGTATGGAGACTTTTATCTCTATCTTGATGTAAAAGATGAATTGGGTGTAACGAATGTTGTTCCATTTTCACCGTATGAAATGCAAAGAGAAGAAGGAACTGATCCAGAACATATCTATATGACTAAATTTATCTATGAAGGACCTCTAGGAAAAGGAGAATTTCAGAACTATGAAATTGCTCACTTCCGTCTTCTCGGTGATACAAATTATCTTCCGTATGGTAAATCTATGTTAGAAGGTGCTCGTAAACTTTACAAACAGCTTATACTCATGGAAGATGCTATGTTGATACATCGTATTATGAGGGCACCGGAAAAAAGGATATTCAAAGTTGATATTGGCAACATACCTCCGGCAGAAGTAGACCAATATATGAATAACCTTATGAATAGAATGAAGAAGACACCTGTTATCAATGAACAAACAGGTGACTATAATCTTCGTTTCAATATGCAAAATCTGTTGGAAGACTTTTATCTTCCAGTTCGTGGTGGACAATCTGGAACTACTATTGAAACGCTTGCTGGTTTACAATATGATTCCATTCAAGATATTGAATATCTAAAATCAAAGATTTTTGCTGCTCTTAAAGTTCCAAAACCATATTTGGGCTATGATGAAAGAACAGAAGGAAAGGCAACACTGGCTGCTCTTGATATTCGTTTTGCTAGAACAATAGAAAGAATACAAAGGATAGTTGTATCGGAATTAACAAAGATTGCGATTGTTCACTTATATGCTCAAGGATATGAAAATGCAGACCTCGTAAATTTTGAACTTGGTTTGACCGGTCCATCTATAATATATGAACAAGAAAAAGTTGCTCTTATGAAAGAAAAGGTGGATTTGGCAGGAACACTTGTTGAAAAGAAACTATTTTCATTGAAATATATCTATTCAAACATATTCAATCTTTCAGAAGATGAAGCTGAGTTTGAAAAGAATGAAGTTCTTGAAGACATTAAACATGCATTCCGTCAAAAACAAATTGAAAATGAAGGAAATGATCCTGCTGTTACAAAAGAATCATTTGGAACACCACATGATATTGCAAGTATGCAAGTTCGTGGTAGTGCAAAAATGATAAATGATGTAGAAGTTCCAGAAGGTGGCTGGCCTGGTGCAGGTAGACCTGCTAAGAATTTGAATTATGGAACAGATAAAAGTCCATTTGGGCGTGATCCAATTGGAATGAAAGACGTTGGTAATACATTGAAGGTAAATAATTCACCGAAAGTTAATAGTAAAGGTGGATCACCACTATCTCTCGAAAATAAAAATGTTGAAAAATTGATTGATAGTATGTCTGGTATTAAAATTAAAACAAAGAAGATAATATCAGAAAGTCTCAAACCATCTAATATACAAGAAAATGAACCAAATTTACTGGATGAAAACAATTTATTAGATGAATTGTAATTTTTTCTATATTTATTCTATGAAAGTGCACACAAACAGGTATAAGGAAAAATGAAGAAAATAAAACATTCAAAGTTCAAAAATACTGCAATGTTGTTCGAGTTATTAACTAGACAAATAACTTCGGACATCATTTCTTCAAATGAATCAGTAGCAATACAGATACTAAAAAAATTCTTCAATAAGAATACAGAACTTATTAAAGAGTATAGACTGTATAAAACACTATCTGATGAAAAATTAAAGTCTGATACTAAAGCAAATATGCTTATTGAGGCCGCATTAAAAGCCCGTAGAGGGTTGAATAAAAATAAACTGCAAAACGAAAAATATGAATTGATTAAAACTATAAAAGAAAATTTTGAAATAGATTCATTTTTTCAAACAAAGGTTCAAAATTACAAGTTATTGGCTTCAATATACAAAATTTTTGAATACAACGAATTAGAAAATCCAGTTGAGATTACAAAATCAAGGATAACTATTCTTGAAAATATAACATCAAAACAAAGTAAATCTAATTTAACAGAAGATATTGCTATTGCAAGTGAGCCAAAAGAAGTTCGTTTGATGGCATACAAATATCTTGTTGAAAAATTTAATGCAAAGTATAGTAATTTAATAGAGCCACAAAAAGTTTTGTTAAGAGAATATATTGAAAACGTAAGCAACACTAACAACTTAAAATCTCTTGTTCAAACTGAGGCAGTGACTATAAAAAGATTGTTTGTAAAAAATATGCATAGAATATCTGATAAATCTCTAAAAATAAAATTACAAGAAGTTGTTGGACTTTTAGATGAATATGAGACAATTAAAAATGTAGAAGAAAATCATATATCTTCTTTGCTTAGATATTACAGTATTATAGACGATTTATCTTGGAGTAAATAATGTCAGTAAACGAAATACATCCATATAACTTTCCACAATCACAAGCAACTGAATTTGAAAGAAAAGGTCATCCTGGAAAATTTTTGAAATCCATAACTTGCGGTACTGGAGTTACGGATTTTACTGGTTCAAATTTTGGAGTAGGTGGGATAATTGTTCCAAGTGGAGCTACTGGAACACTATATCTATCTGCAGGTGGATCCATACCATTGACAGTTCTTGCTGGTGCTCAACGTATATTTGAATTTTCCGCATCATCTATTGATGTTGGATCAGGAACAGTATATGCATTGATAAAAAATCAACTTTCAAAATAAGGTATCATATGAATGTAGAATCTTTCATAAAAAAACTCAAAGAATCAGAGGATTATAGAGAATTTGTTGAAGAAATCTCTCTTGATGAAATGAGCACAACTGCATCTGTTCCCGGATATCAAACACCAAATGCATTTGCTGCTAGTGAGGATGATTTTGAAGAACACAATAAAGAAACTGCAGAGGTCTATGGGTATAAAATTGTTCCTAAGACCAAAAAAAGAAATTATGAATCCGTTTACAAACAGGCAATGGGTGTAATTAAAGAAGGAACATACAATGAATTTCGTAGAGACGAAACTCGTAGCAGTAACAGAAAAATAAACGATTCTATTAAAAATATAAACAGAACAATCTATGAAGTCGAAAGAGTTGTTGAACATGCACTTAAATTAAAAACTGAAATGAATGTTGATCAAAGAACTCTTTGGGGTGAATCCATGAATAGATTGAGAAAAATATCAGAAAGAATAAACAGAATTACTAAAAAAATACATGAATTAGGTGCATAACTATGAAACAATTACTTGTAGATACTATACTTTTTGCTGCTAATCCAAAAATGATTGCAGAATCAGAAAGAAAAAATAATGGTAAAGTCATAGTTTCGGGTGTTTTACAAAGAGCTGAGGCAAAGAATCAAAATGGTAGAGTTTATCCAAAAAAGATTTTGATGCGTGAAGTTAAAAAATATGCAGAAACGAATATAAAAGAAAATCGAGCTCTCGGTGAACTTGATCATCCAGATTCATCGGTGATAAATCTTCGCAATGTTTCTCACAATGTTCTTGGTGTAGATTGGAAAGGAAATGATGTTGTTGGAACTGTTGAAATACTACCAACACCATCTGGAAATATACTAAAACAACTTCTTGGTGCAGGTATTCGCCTTGGAATATCATCAAGAGGATTGGGTTCTGTTGAAGAAATAAGTGAAAATACCGTAGAAGTTCAAGATGATTTTGAATTGATTGGTTGGGATTTTGTATCAAACCCATCAACTCATGGAGCATTTATGTACCCGAATCCAATGGGTGAAGGGATGAACGAGAGTCTGATTATAGAAAATGTTTCCACATCAACAATATCTAAAATTGATCCAAAAATTCAACGTATTCACAATAACATAACAAACATTATTTGTGAAATTGGTAATGTATGTGAATGTATATTTGAGGGGAGATAACGATGCCTGCATTATCGAAACAACAACAAAAACTTATGGGGTTGGCTCTTGCTTACAAAAGAGGTAAAGTTTCTACATCTGATGTTAGTAAAACGGTAAAACAATTAGCAAATTCTATGTCTGAAAAAGAACTTGCAAAGTATGCTGGAACAAAACATAAAGGTCTTCCTAAAAAAGTCGGTGAAACTAAAACAACGATGACAAAGGAAGAAATAAATCAACTTGTTGCAGATGCCGTTCAGGAAGTTATGAATGAAAAATTTAATACGAAAGTTTTGACATCAGAACAGAAACAACAATATATTGAGGCAATATCTAAATACAATCAATATAGAGAAGTTGTCCATCGTTCAAAACAACTTCCAGAAGTTGTGTCTGAAATAAAAAGAATGGTGGAATTTGCTAGTAAAAACATGGTGGAAGAATCTGGTGATTGGTTTGAAGGAGTTTCCCATAGACGAAATTCAAAGAGATTAAAGGAATCTGTTAGTGAATTTCAAAAAATATCAGAAAGAATAGTTAAGTTACAAAGAACCTTGGAGTCTATCTACGAAAATATAGGTAAACAACTCGGATCATTTTATGAAATAAAAAAATAATAAGGAAGATGTTATGTCAGACAGAGTTTATACCACATCCAATCCGGCTCATGTAAAAGTTAAAGCCGGTGGAATGAATATAGATACGATGATTAAGGTTTTTAAGCGTAAAGTAAAAGAAGCCGGTATTCTCGAAGAATATAAAAGTCGTATGGAATATATTAAACCATCAAAAAAGAAATCAGAAAAGAGAAATGCTGCTATCAGAAGACAAAGAAAATTGGATTCTGAAAACATTTAATGGAGATAAAATGACCTTTGCTAGTCTTGAAAAACTAATCCGTAAAGAAACACGGAAAGTTATTGAAAACCTGGAAAGGTCTTTGTCTTTATATGAGGAAGACGAAAAACCCGCAAGTGAAAATCCTGATAAGATGCTTGTTGTGAATAAAGAAAGTGGAAAATCTTATTACATAAACAAAGATAGTTTTGATCCAGCAAAACACGATGTATCTACAACAAAAGAACCAACGAAAGAAGAAGAAGAAACTGCTTCTGAAACTCCAGTAGAACCTGCAGCAGAAACGCCGGCAGCAGAAACACCGGCAGAAACTCCTGCCGAAGAACCTGCAGCAGAAACACCGGCAGCAGAAACACCGGCAGAAACTCCTGCCGAAGAACCTGCAGCAGAAACACCGGCAGAAACTCCTGCCGAAGAACCTGCAGCAGAAACACCGGCAGCAGAAACACCGGCAGCAGAAACACCAACCGAAACGCCAAAAGAACCTAACGAAGAAAAAACCGGTCTTAAAACTGTTGGTTTTTTGAATAAAGTAGATGTTGAAAAATTAGATATAAAAACAGATAATTTATATCCAGAGACAAGAGATGCTTTATTACAATATGATTATGAAGATATAATAGATATGTATGATTTGAGTGTTGGTGATGATAAGGTTAAATTTTCAAAACTATACAAAAAAGTGGAATCTATTGCAGTGTCTAAACATAGTCTAATAAGTAAAGGTGAACTTGATAAACAGACTATAATGGCATTGAAACATTTTTATGTAAATTCTGATAAAATAAATAACATAATACTTTTTTCAAAACCATCTGTTAGTAAACAAGAAATAAAAAAACAAATTCAGTTGGGAAAACCGAAGGAAGGCGATGGCCGAGAGAAAATATACAATAGTGCAATGAATGCATTTACAATATATGAAATGGATTATGCATTTTCAGAACAACCTCAAAAGTTAGAAAGTAGTATATTATCATACAGATCTGTTCAGAATGAAGAAATTCTTCAAATGTTTATAGATGCAGGTCAATGGTTTGATAAAACATTTGTAACAACTTCTTTGAATCCACTAATATCGGAGGGAACTGGTAAAAAAAGAATGCCACTATTTGAATTTTTTATTCCTTCTGGAACATCTATATTAACTCTACCATGTCATTCAAATGATTATTGCCATGAAACAGAAGTGACATTACCGAGAAATTGTAGATATACAATTCAAGGTTTTAATAAAAATAGAAATATCTACAAGGTATTAGTTGAGGAAAATTATGGCTGAAGAAGTAAAAATAAACACAGAAAATAGAAGCGAAAGATTTGTTTATACAAAAGATGATGTAAAATCCATATTCCAATATGGACCTACTAAAAATTCCGAAGAAAAAATAGAAAAAAAATAAGTAACTACATACTTATACTTACACAATACTCTATCCGTTATAGAGTCCGATATTATTTTTATTGCAATTAGTGTTTCAAATAACACTAAAAATAGTTGGAGATTTTTATGAATGATTTATTGAAAGAAGCTATTGCAGATGCAAAAGCCGTCAAGGAAGTAGCATTAGCAAATGCTAAACTTGCATTGGAAGAAGCATTCACTCCGCGTTTGCAG